AGATGCATCTATATTCAGCATCAGATATGTTCCAGCAATCGTCTTCAAATATTAATGTTAAAGCCGGCGACCAAATGTTCCAACAATCGACTGGTATTTTTAATGTTAAATCTGGAAGTACTTACAGAGAAACTGCTGCTGCAATTCACATGAACAGTAGTGATCAGATAGCCGCAGAAGCAACTAAATCAACAGTATCTTCAATTGCTGAAATTCCAACAGCATTACCAAAATATAATCTTCCTAACAGAAGTAAAGATGAAGGATGGGATGACGGCAAGTTCTATAAAGCAGATGATATTTCGTCTATTATGAAACGAGTCCCGACACATGAGCCGTGGGACCATCACGAATCGATTAATCAAAGTCAATTTAATTCTGTCAATACCGATAGCACTACTGATGTTCCTACTAAATCACAAGCACAATCTAGTTATAGTGCAGCATCATCTAGTCCTGCAACTAAAGAAAATCCTCCTACAAATTACAATAGGGCAGACATGCCTAAAAATTGGGCAGACGATCATGCATTTGTTAAAAAAGCTATTGAAGTTGCTAAAGAATTAAATTGTTCATTTATAGATTTATTAGCCTGTATGGCGTTCGAAACAGGTAGAACATTAAGTCCGTCTATAAGAAATAGTATAGGAGCAACTGGACTAATTCAGTTTATTCCTTCTACTGCCAGGGGTCTTGGCACTACCACTGATGCATTGGCAGTAATGACACGAGTAGAACAAATGGACTGGGTATTAAAATATTTTAAAGCAGGTCCTGTGCGTAAAATTGCTGCTCCTACGCTTGAAGATCTATATATGCAGATTTTATGGCCACGAGCAGTTGGTAAACCTTTAGACTATGTGTTATTCAGTAGTCCTTCTACTGCTTACAGACAAAATAAAGGACTAGATGCTAATAATGATGGAAACATTACTAAAGCAGAAGCTGCTGCCAAAGTTAGAAATCAACTAACTTATATTAGAACACAGATGTTAAAAATTCCAGAAGATGCTCAAGTATGGACTGATGGTAACGGCAATCCTGTACTTGATAGCAACGGTAATCCTATTAGAACTGGCTACTATCCGCCCAAAAATTAATAAAATAAATAATAAACTATGGCATATAAGAACTTGGTTATTACTCCTCCTAACGTTAAAAACGTATCTAAAACTAAAATTAGTCAGTTTTATAAAGGATTTAGCACGATAGATGAGTCTACGACCAATGTCAAACTATATGATTTTGAATTAATAAAACAAGATATATTAAACGAATTCAACACCCGCAAAGGTGAACGATTAATGTATCCTAACTTTGGTTCTATCATATGGGATTTAATTTTTGAACCTTTAACTCCGACTGTTAGACAGTTTATTGCCGAGGATGTTGACAGAATAGTCAATTCAGATCCTAGAGTAATTCCTACATTTATTAACATTGTAGAACAAGACTTTGGATTCTTAATAGAACTAACACTGACATACTCGGGATCGGATGTTAGCGAGAATATGCTCCTGAAATTTGACAAAAATGCTGGCCTTGCAGTGTAATAACTACCCAGTTTATTTTTGCTATAAATACACCATAACTGGATTGTTTTACCTATGATACCGGCAACGAACTCAAAATTATTAGTAACAGAAGATTGGAAAAAAGTATACCAATCTTATAAAAATGCGGACTTTAAGTCATACGACTTTGAAACTGTTCGTAGAACAATGATTGCGTACTTAAGAGAAAAATATCCTGAAGATTTTAATGATTATATTGAATCTAGCGAATATATTGCTCTTATTGATCTTATCGCATACTTAGGGCAAAATTTAAGTTTTCGTGTTGATTTAAATGCTCGTGAAAACTTTTTAGAAACTGCTGATCGTAGAGACAGTGTGCTAAGACTTGCGCAGTTAATTAATTACAATGCTTCTAGAAATAACCCTGCTAATGGTTTATTAAAGTTAACTGCAATTAGTACTACTGACGATGTGTTTGATGCTAACGGTAGCAACTTAGCAAATACTATTATTGGTTGGAACGACACTAGTAATTTAAATTGGTATCAGCAATTCGTATCTATATTAAATTCTGCAATGCCAGCAAGCGTAGTTTTTGGAAAACCTTACGATAAAAAACCTATTGCCGGTGTACCTACAGAGCAATACAAAATTAATTCCGCTAACACTGATGTTCCTATATATTCTTTTACAAAGGTCATTGGCGGCGTTAACATGCCGTTTGAAATTACTAGTTGTGAATTCAGCAGTAGTAATGTAATTAACGAATCAACGCCTGCTCCCGGCAGTCCATTTAACTTTATCTTTAAAAATGATGCCAAAGGAAGTGCAAGTCCTAATACTGGATTTTTTGTGCATTTCGACAAGGTGCCTTAAATGTTACTAATTTTTCTTTAGATAATCCTGTACCTAATGAAATTGTAGGAATTAATGCAAGCGATATCAATGACGCCGATATTTGGTTATGGCAACTTGATGCTAACGGTAATTATGTCACTGAATGGACTAAAGTTAACTCTTTAACAGGTAACAATATTATCTATAACAGTACTAGTATTGACAAAAGAAATATCTATACGGTAACTACTAGAGAAAACGATCAAATTGATTTAAATTTTGCAGACGGCACATTTGGTAATTTACCTAAAGGCCAGTTCTCTTTATTTTATAGACAAAGTAACGGATTAAAGTACTACATTAAACCAGAGCAAGTTAACGGTGTCCAAATTGAAGTTCCTTACTTTAACAAAACAGGACAACTTCAAACTATAACAATGACATTAAGTTTGCAATACACTGTTTCAAATAGTGAAGCAAGTGAATCTAATGCAAGTATTAAACAAAAAGCCCCCCAATCATATTATACACAGAATCGTATGATTACTGCGGAAGATTATAATATTGCTCCATTAACTGCTAGTTCTGACATTATTAAAATTAAAAGTATAAACAGAATATCAAGTGGAATTTCTAAGTATTATGAATTGAGCGATGTAAGCGGAAAATACTCCAGCACTAACATTTTTGGAAGTGACGGAATTATATACAAAGATGCAGTAACTCAAAGTTTTAATTTTACATTTTCATCTAACAATGCAATATATTCTGCATTAAGTACTGAATTAATTCCTGCTCTGGAATCTGCAGCAATGAAGAATTTTTATTATGAAAACTGGCCTCGCCCTGCATTAACTGATCCTATAGTATCTTGGCAACAACTGACAAAAAGTACTAATCAAACTACTGGATATTTTAAATCATCTATAGATAATGTTCCTTTACAAACTGGCATATTTTCTGGAAATAATCTTCAATATGCAGCAGCAGGTAGTCTTATTAAATTTGTTGCTCCTGCCGGTCAGTATTTTTTACCTACAGGAAAATTAACTTCTACTCAAGACAATACTACTAAAGATATTTTATGGGTTAAAGTTGCAACTGTTATTGGTGACGGTGCATACGGCGGCCTAGGCGCATTGCCTAACGGAACTGGTCCTGTAATTTTAACTCAGCATGTACCATCTAGTGCAATTGCAGAAGCAATTATACCTTCTTTTGATACTATATTAAGTTTTAATTTACAAGCAGACATTGTAGGGTTGTGTAATTCCAAAAGAAATTTTGGTCTTTCCTTTGCACAAGATACTCGTACTTGGTATATTATAAACGACACTGATCTTGATCTTACTAGTCCTTTTAAATTAACTTACCAAAAAGATGCAACTAATACTAACTTAGATTCTAGTTGGTTATTTGCCTTTGTATGGAACGGTATTGGGTATACAGTCCGATATAGATCAACTGAATATATATTTGAAAGTAAAAAAGAAACAGCGTTCTTTTTTGATAAAACTTCTAGAAATTTTGATTTTACAAAAAATACTTTAGTAAAAGATCAAGTTGAAATTCTTAAAATTAATAATAATCCGTTAGACGGAACTCCGTTAAAATTAGGACATTTATGGCAGGTAGAAGAAAATGTAATTGAACCAGATGGATATATTGAACCTAAAAAAATTAAAGTAAGTTTCTTTGATGAATTAGATGATAATCAAATTGATAATCCTGATAGTTTTGAAGACATTGTTGCTCCTGCTTCTACTAGCACACAAACTACATTTAAAGATAAATTTGTTTATTTTGTAAGATCTGACAATTATCAAACATATTCATTAATTGATAGTACTAATGTGCTTGCGTATCCTACTGAAGCAGCAGTTCCGTCTAACGCAAAATCTGTAGACAATCTTTATTATTTTTACAATCCTGCAGAAAATATAATCAAATCGTACAATGGTACTGAGTTTGTTTTAGAACCACTTTACTTTGCCAAAGAAGGTCGATCAAATTTAAAATTTCACTATAAGCATAACAGCGGTGAAAATAGAAGAATTGATCCAAGCAAGTCTAACATAATTGATGTATACTTATTAACTGCTAACTATGATATCAAATACAGAAATTGGTTGTTAGAAGATAACAGTAACGAACCGTTACCTCCTACAAGTTCTTCATTAGAAGAAAACTATGCTGCTGCATTAGAACCTATTAAATCTATAAGCGATCAAATTATTTACAGACCTGCAAAATATAAAGTATTGTTTGGATCTAAAGCAACTAGAAATTTACAGGCAACATTTAAAGCAGTAAGAAACAGCACTCGTCCTACTACAGACAACGATCTAAAAGCAAGAATTTTATTAGTAATCGATCAATTTTTTGCTCTAGAAAATTGGGAGTTTGGACAGACATTTAATTTTAGCGAACTATCTACATATGTTATGAACATAATGAGTCCTGATATTACAAACTTTATTATTGTACCTAGGGCGAATGTTCCATTCGGTAGTTTATATGAAATCACTTGCCAATCAGATGAGATATTAGTAAACGGAGCATCAATTGATGATATTGAAATTATTGATTCGATTACTTCTACTCAAATTAACGCCACAACAGCACTAACTAACAGCACAGGAGTTTATTAATGGCACAAAATAATAACAAAAAAGGTTTGAAAAAATCTATAAATTTGTTGCCTGTTCTTTTTAGAACTGAAAAAAACAATAAGTTTTTATCTGGAACTATTGATCAACTAATACAAACTCCAGCACTTAAACGCATTGACGGTTGGGTAGGTAGTAAAATAACTCCTACTTATAATCCGTTAGCAGATCTTTATATATCTTCTAATTTAAAATCAAAACAAGATTACCAATTAGAACCTGCGTTAGTTGTTACTAATGATGTTTTTAAAATTAAAAAAGCAACTTCATACGATGATTTGTTGAATCAATTAGAGTTTGAAGGAGCCAATGTTTCTAACCACAATAGATTATTAACACCTGAGACATACTCTTACGACCCGCACATTAATTGGGATAAGTTTGTTAATTTTGAAAAATACTATTGGTTACCGACGGGCCCTACAACTGTAAGTATCTCTGGCGAAACTAAAGAAATTGTAAGCACTTATAATGTTTATGATTCTGACGACGGCATGTTCTATGTGTTTAATCCAGACGGCTTAACTCCATTACCTCAAATTACATTATATCGAGGCGTCACATACAAATTTAATATTAAATCAGCGCATATGTTTTGGGTCAAGTCTGCTAGAATAGCAGGAACTGAAGGAGCATTTAGAGGCGCTCAGAATAACGGAATTACAGAAGGTACTGTTACTATTACTGTAGATGAAAGAACACCTAAGACTCTTTACTTTGTTTCTAAAGATAATGTGTTAAATGGCGGCGAATTTGTTATTAAGACATTAGATGAAAATTCTGTAATTGAAATAGACAAAGAAATTTTAGGAAAGAAAACATACACTTCTTATTCTGGTGTTGATTTTACTAACGGGTTAGTTATAAATTTTGCAGGAAATGTATACCCTGAATTTTATAGACAAAAAACTTTCATAGTTGAGGGTGTTGGTAATAGTATTAAACTAGTTGATGTTGCAACTCTCGAAACTCCCGAGCAGTTTGCAGAAGTGTACGACGAAAAGTTTGATAATACTTTCTTCGATTCATATGCTTTTGATCAATCTAACAACATTGCAGTTACACCGGAATATATTACAATCAATAGAAGCAGTCAGGATTTAAACCCTTGGACTCGTTACAATCGTTGGTTTCATGAAGATGTTATCAAAACTTCTTGCGAAGCAAACGGTGTGCCAGTATTACTGCCGTCTGAACAAAAAGCCAAGCGTCCTATTATTGAATTTAATGCTGATTTAAAACTTTACAATTTTGGCGGCTGGGCTAAAAAGAATGTGCAGTTTATAGATACTACGACTACTGATGTGTTTTCAACCGCCGAAGGCGCATTAGGCTATTATGTCAATGGTGAAGAACTAGGGCAGGGTGATAGAGTAATCTTTTTAGCAGACACTGACGACTTTGTTAACGGAAAAGTGTACGAAGTTAATTTTGTTCCTATTGCAGGTAAACTTAGAATTAGTTTAGAAGAAATTGCTGACTCTGTCCCTGCCATTGACGATTGTGTTGTAGTAACAAAAGGCACTAATTTAAAAGGAACTAATTGGTGGTATAATGGAACTACTTGGGTTTTAGGACAACAAAAGA